TAAATCCTGGGATAACCTGCTTACTTTACCTTGTTTAGTAAATAGTTTTTCCCTGGGAATTTTAAATTTTAGTGTAATTTTTATAGCATGTTTTAGTTCATTGAAGTTATCTCGAAAATGTGCTATAAAAATTACACTAAAATTTAAAATTCCCAGGGAAAAACTATTTACTAAACAAGGTAAAGTAAGCAGGTTATCCCAGGATTTATCAAATGTAGAGAAGACGTTCATTGATTTATTATTTGATAAAAGGTTTATGGAGCGCGACGGTTACCATAACTTTTCATTAGATGATTGCATGATAACCGAGCTCCGTAGTTTCAAATTACCACATAAAGAAAATGTTATCTCTGTCGTGGTGGAGCGCATAAATAAGCCTACCTAGACTCAAAAACGCGCACTGCAACGATAAAGTTAGGGTTATTTTTAATTCTATCGCTATAAATCTTAATAGTAATTCTAATTCTATCGCCTGGTAACTGCTGAATAAGTACGTCAGTCATGCGTTTACCGCGAATATTGGCGCCGTTAACATCCTCTTCTAAATCCATGCCACTAGTGTAATTCATATCTTTAACGAAAGATATAACACCCGCAACGGGTTCTAAACCTGTTTTATTTAGTTTAGGGTGAGTGCCGAATGTTTCATTTTTTGGATTGATAGATACTAATAGTTGTCCGGCGGTTAGAATAGTTACTTCGCCGTCTTCGCCTGTAATCATCTCAATTGCGCTGTTGTTATCCATTAAATAAGTTCCCTCAAAGGGTTGATTTAGGTAACGATATTCTGTATTATTGCCGCACGATTGGAATGAAAGCATGCAAATAATCAGAAAAATAAGTAATACAAGTTTTTGAATTAAGTTAGTCATAAATCCTCCTAAATGTGGTTTTTTGGGTTATTATAGTCAAAGTCATATTTAGTTATTAAATACTGTATACACTCTTCGCACATATCTTCAGAAAATTCTCCGTAGTCTATTTTTTCTATAAGCTCCTCCAGAGAATAGTCTTCAAAATCTATGTCGCATTGCACTGGCTCCTCATCCCACTCGTCGGGATATCCTAGTTTCCAATCATCATAATTACTGTAATGCGTTGCCATGCGTTACCTCCTGGATTACTTTATATCCTAATTGATTTAATTTAGTTAGTGCTATCGAGGCTTTGAGGTTGTCATTTTCCTTAATAGCCTCTAATAGCATCTTAAAATAGTAATCTTTATCCATTATAGGCGCTCACAATTAAATATAATGCAAACAATGGTAAAATTTGAAACGTTGCTAATACAGCGTAATCTATCCAATTCATAACATCTCCTCTAATTCTCTTGGAATTACTACTATTTGTTTCTGCCAGTAACGCGCTGTCTCTAAATAAGATTTATTTCCAGTTACGCGCGCTAATAAAAAATAAGTACGAATAAGTTTAGTAATCATTTCATTATTCATTATTTAACTCCTCTAAACATTTATTTATATTTTGAATCATCCCTTGCCAGTTAGCAATTTCGTACGGGCTCCAGTCGACATCATTGCGCTGGTCCAGGGCGGTAACTTGAACTTCGCAATCGTATAGCAAAAATTCTAAATGTTTTTTAATTTTATTTTTGCTCATTGTATACCTCGCTTGAAAATTCATTTACGAAAACGATAGGCAGTTTATAATAACTTGAAACATAATTATAATGTTTAGTAGTTGTCGGACTATACTTCTTAAAATATTCGCGCACCTCTAGTCTATCACTAAACACGCGCGCTATATTAGAGTCATAACACCAAATATTATTTCCCTGATAGCCTAAATTTTGTTTATATCTTGGAAATCTTCTCATTACTTACCTCCTAAACAAGTGTAATAATTATTAGTTTGCGGGTCATATGTATACGCCTCTAAGTTTTTGGCATTGCTTACAGACTGCCACCGCCCAACGCTATGCCACCTACCGTCAGGAAACACCAGCGACGCCGCGCGGTTACTGTCTACGTAGAGTATACATTCCTGAGAGTAGCCGTCAGACAGCTTTGAAAGCGCCTTAACGTCGGCTTCTGACTTAACAGGCACTACATAGGATTGCTCTAGTATGTCTTTATAGGCACCAATTACAGGTTTATAATTCAATCCTAAGGCTGTAATCTCGCGCTTTATGTTACCATGGTCAACATGTGAAACCTCGCCGTTGACATCCGGCGTCAAAATAACAAACTGGTTCGATGTGTTCATATTCCCTCCTATAATGTAATGTTACCAGGTAGTTGAGACTTTGGAAAGCTCATTATAAACATTCCTGAAGCTCTATAGTCTGCATCGAAGTATTTACAACTTACAGTTTTATAGTGCCTGTCTCCGCTTACCGTGTAATCAATGTTAATAGCCTCTAATAATTCAATCAATTCATTCAAAGTTTTATTTCGCATACGTACCTCCTGTTTATATTTATATTATAGTCTAATTATAATTCCAATGCAAATCATTACTGGAACTAAACTCATAAATTGTAACGACATTTCCATAACTTACCTCCTCGCCTATTAAGGCGTGAAGCAATCCGTTGCTTTGATAGATACATCTTAATTAATGTATTGAAGCCCTTGAATTAGAGCGAGTAATAGGATAACATTTTTGATGATAACTAACATAAGTACTCCTCCAATGTAGTTATAGTTATATCATACCAGGAAAATAATGCATGGCAATAGGAAAATTTAATATTAGAGTAATAACGGCTAGTTAACGTAATATCAAGTACTTAGGGCATTGCGCTTATTTATTTCCAGAAAGTACTAGACAACTCATTCAATTTGTGATATATCATAAGATATCTGCTGTTAACTAATAAAAATACAACATCAAGCGTAGCGCTAGAGGTTGATGCCCTATCGGGCTAGCGCATCTCAAGCGTAACGCACCCCAAAGACTTATCTCTAGTAATCTTCTTTTAACTCCTGGTCATTATAGCGTCAATTTAGCGGAGAGCATAGCGTTTCTTTATCGGAAAGCATAGCGTCTCTCTATCGAAACACTGTCTAAGACACGCACAGCTAACCTCCTGGACAGCGTTTCTCCAGCGTATAGCCCCCCATGCTATAAACAGGGGGTAGGGAAATATAACGAGAAGTAAATAAAAATACATACTTATCTCTGTATTTTGCTAAATATTTTACCCCAAAATGTACCTCTCCCCCATAAGTAATTCCAAGTACTTGCGCACCCGGCGCCAGTCCACCCAGCAGTCCTCCCAGGAGTACTTTAGAAATTGACTTTTGAAACGCATAAAAGTATACTACCTGGTATGAAAAAGCTTAAAATAGGATGTTTTACGTACGATATAATATCTGCTAAAATCAAGTCCCCGTCAAATCACGGCGAAACAAATACAGATACTAAACAGATATTATTGAGTGACACTGATAACCAGCAAGTAGTCAAAGAGACGCTATTGCATGAAGTGTTACACGCACTCTTAGAAGATGCGGTTATACTAAATTTATTTACAGACGACGACCACGAAGAAAGACTGGTTAGATACCTCAGTCCCAAGCTTATGGCCGTTATGCAAGACAACCCCAAACTAGTGGACTATTTATGGAAGAAGTCAAAGTAAACGAAGAAGCAAGACAATTATTAAACTGGATGTCGGCGCACTGTCACGATATTATCCTCGCAGGCCAATTTTCTGGCAAAGATTGCGACAGAGCCGCTAATATGCTTCAAGTTCTAGAAAAAGTATTTAATCAGACAAAAGATGGCAGCACACAAAGAAAATGAGCAAGAGGTAGCTAAAGCTAAATCCCTCTATCTCGATTACACCCCATTTACAGAAATCCTGGAATTAGCGGATGTTTCCCGCGACCAATTAAAATACTATATTAGGAAATATTGGCGCGAAGAGCGCGAGCGCTTTAAAAGCGAGCTATTTGATGATTTTACGTCTAATAAGAAAGCCTCGCTACTTAAGCTGGGCAGGAGTACGCTGCAAGTATTAGAGCGCGGCATGACGCATTTAGCGAAGCGTGAGACGCCTCCTACGCCCCAAGAGGCGCGCTCGGCGGCGGCTGTTTTTGAAGCAATGGACAAAATCCTCAAACTGGACGAGGGGAAAGCCACAGATATAATAGAAACCACACAGCCGGCCGATGTGGTCGAGCTAAAAAAACGACTTAGGAAGGACCCTATGCTCGAAATCGAGGATGCTTATGAAATACTTGACGGACCTTTTGAGGGACATGGCGAAGTGGACCAGAAAAAAGATTAAACTCGCCGCATTATTAATTTTATGTATGACTGTTGTACCAGACCTGGCTACTGTAGGAATTAACGGTACTGTAGACGGCTATTCTAGCTCAATCGTTAGATTACAGCTTAGAGTCCTAGACGCAGTATTACCTAAAGATAAGCCAATTAGAATTTATTTACGCTCTCCAGGCGGATATGTTCTTGATGGAATGGACATCTTAAACACTATAAACAATCTTCAAAACAATGGTAGAAAAATAGAGGCTGTTGTAACCTCATATTGTGCGTCAATGTGCTTTAGTATTTTACAGGCCGCTGACGTGCGTTTAACGTATCCTTACGCTATTTTTATGCAACACCCTGTTTGGCCCCCAGGCGGAGGCGCAAGCGCTATGGAGCGCCTTTTAAGGCTTCCTGAAGCTATACGTATGGGCATGGACCCGGCTCTGTGGGCTTTAATGACTAAACAAGACCAATGGTTTACTTCACTGGAAGCAATTAGGCTTAATATCGTAGACGACGTAATATCTGAATAATGGAATTATCTAAAAAAGAATTATTGACGCTCCAAATCCTGGACGATTTGCACTCAATGTGGACGCCCCATAAGGGGCAGATTACCGCTGGCCGTCCTATTGTAAATAGGCGCGCAGATATCACATTTTGTCAAAACGGCCGTAAATGGGGTAAAACGGAATTTGCCGCATATATGCTGTGGCGCCACGCATTATTAAACCCCGGCAGCGCCTGTTATTACGTTACTCCAGAATATAGTCACGGTAGAGAAATTATCTGGAATAACCAGCGCCTCCAGCGCTTTGGTCCAGCTAAATATGTTAAAAAAATTAGTAATCAAGAAGCCAGGGTAGTATTCAATAATGGGTCCTTTATTAAAATTATAGGTTCTGAAAACTGGGCCGTTGCTAACGGTTTAACGCCTGATTTTGTAGTATATGATGAATTTAAAATATTTCACCCTCAATGGCACACTGAATTTAATCCAAACAGAATTGTGCGCAAGGCGCCGCTTGTTATTATTGGTACGCCGCCAAAGCCAGAAGACCGCAATAGAGAGCAGTACGAAGAACTAGCTGAAGAAGCTAAATCTAGAAATGACCAGGTTTGGATGAAACAAACATCTTACGACAATCCGCATATTGACCCAGAATGGCTAGATATGGAACGTGAAAAACTATTTGCTAGAGGAGAAGAAGATGTATGGTTTAGGGAATATGAAGGAAAGATTGTACCGGGCGGTAAATCGGCTATATTTCCTATGTTTAACGAGGCTAGGCATATTGCGCCTCATAATGCCATTATTCGCGAAATACGGAAAGACCTTAAGAAATTAGAATGGTTTTTAGTTACGGACCCTGGGACTACAACGTGCTTTGCAGCACTGTTTTGCGCCATAAACCCGTATACTAAAAAATTATATATTTTAGATGAATTGTACGAGACTAACCAGCAGGAAACGTCTGTAAGACGTATGTACCCTAGAATGGACGCTAAAATGATGGAATTTTATCCATTATCTGATATAGACGAAGATTGGTTTAAAGGGTATGACGAGGCGGCTGCCTGGTTTGCGCAAGAGGTATTAGGCCAGTATGGCGTAACCTTCATGCCTACTCAAAAACACTTACATAAAAAAGAAGAGGGGTTATCTTTAATAAAAGACCAGATGCTGCATGACTTAGTAGTTATTTCAGATAGATGCGGTAAGCTTAAATGGGAAATAGAGGGGTATGCTAAAGATATCAAAGGGAATATACCTAAAAAAAACGACCACTTAATAGATTGTTTTAGATATTTAAACTCTTTTGCTAATTACTCAATGACCGATGCTCTTGAAATCATTAAACAAAATAACGACGAGATGCGCAGAGGGTTTACAATGAAAGATGATTTGGACGGCCTGTCGGCCCAAAATGAATGGGGTAATTTTAATACTTTCTGGAAATAATATATGTAACCCCCAGAAAAAGAAACCCGCAGATTGCTGCGGTAAAGAAAAAGACTTAGATAGTCTATCATACTTTTGCTCATTTGACAAATTACTTTATTTTCTTTAAAATAAATAGTAATAATTGACGTAAATAGCTGATTATTGGAGGATTAATGCTAACTACACTAAATATATTGACAATTTGTGCTATATTAAGTACTATATTGTCTATTATCGCCCTAATTATGGCTATTTTAGCCCTAACTAAAGCCACTGGACTTGCAAATAGCACACATACAGTAGCGTGGCAGCCTGTGCCTGAAACGAATGAGGCATTAGCCAAAGAAATGGACGCTCTAAACAAACAAGAAAAAGAATTCCTAGAAGAAGATAATATTTTATTATAAGGACTAAGAAATGCCCTATACTTTTGACGACTTAGAAGAAGTCCCAATACACAAAGAAAGTCCTAAACCGTTTCATAAAGTTAAAGACGGAACTGAAAAGCAAATACACGATTGGTTAAAAAAGACTGTAACTGGATTACAGAAACAAGGTGTTAAAAGACACCATTTACAAAGAAGTAACTTAGGCGCTTATCGCGGTATACAGCCAGGACATTATTTAGATAGAAGTAATACCACGCGAAATAGAGAGCGCGTGCCTATTAATAGAACTGATAGGTTAATTATTAATCATTTGTTTGATATTACTGAAACTAAAGTATCTCAATTAATGAGAATTAAACCTTCAGTAGATGTATTGCCTAAAAATGATGAATTTGAAGACAAAAACGCCGCTAAAAGCGTTGAGATGTTACTTCAACATTTAAAAGATATTAACAATATAGATTATTTAGTTCAAGAAGTATCTAGATATGCTAAAATTTTTGGAGAAGCATATTTAATGATTACTTGGGACGAAAATAAAGGCGACGTACACCCTGAGTACAAACCGGGTATGCTACTATTAGATGAAGCCGGCCAACCGGTAATGAATGAAAAAGGTGAAGCTGAGGTAATTGGTAAACCAGTTAAAATCGGCGACGTTAAATTTGAAGTAGAACTTCCTTGGCGCATTTATCTTCAAAGAAAAAAGCGTTACTGCGATGTAGAATATGCTTTTAGAGTTAAAATTAGACACATGGAAGATGTTAAAGCTGATTACCCTGAAAAAAAGGAATTAATTCAGCCAGACCACGACAATATTATGTTTGATATGTCTTCGTTTGAAGAACATAGGCTAGAAGATGAAGTTGTAGAATTTGAGTTTTTTCATCCGCCTAGTAAATACGTGCCAGAAGGGCGCTACATTAAATTTGTTAAAAATGGAATTTTAGAAAGTAAAGACTACCCATACGAGCACGGAAGATTTCCATGGCGTCGTAGAACAGATATAGATATTCCTGACGTTCTTAATGGTGTATCATTTTATGAACATATTGCGCAAATTCAAAACATGCACACAAATGTTACTACAATGATTGCTAAGAATATTTATTTAACGGGACACGCAAAATGGGTAATGCCAAGAGGAGCGGCTAAAATTGAATCTCTTGGAAATGATAATACAATTGTTCAATATCAAGGCCCTGTGGCCCCGCAATTGCTGACCACGCAACCCAGCCCCCCTGAGGCATATCAGTTTAGAAACGACTTGGTTAATGACATGCAGCAAATTTCGGCAGTACACGGAGTCTCTAGAGGCGAGCCGCCTAAAGGCGTTACAGCCGCTGTTGCTATGCAGTTTTTAAACGAGCAAGAAGCAGAGCGTGGTTCAACCGATATTGCTAAACATTCAGATTTTGTAGTAGGTATCTTTAAAGATGCGGCTGCTGTTTGTGGCCAATATTATCAGGCGGACGATGGACGAATGTTACAAATTCTTGGCAAAGATAATCAGTATATGTTTAAGTACTTTGACGCTGCTAATTTATCTAAGCCATATGATATTAGAATGAAGCTAGGTAATGAATTAGCTGAAACAAAAGCCATGAAAATTGAGCGCGTGTTTCAAGCTATGCAATATAACCGTGAAATGCTGTCACCAGAGCGCTGGGCCGATTTACTCGAACTAGGTAATACGGATAAAATGCAGACTCTTATTACGGAAGCTATTAGAGCTGCTGACAGCGAAAACGAAGACCTAATGGAAGGAAAAGACGTTGCTCCGCCGCAAGAGTGGGAAGACCATATTTTACACTGGCGCACGCACGTTAAATTAATACAAAAAAGAAGCTTTAAGGAAGAAGTGCCATTAGAAATCAGGGAAACGATGATTAATCACATCAAGACGCATGAATTTGCTATGATGGAAAAGGCTAAGAAAAGTGCTTTATTTGAAGCCAAATTAGCCGAGTTAAAATTATTTCCACTATTTTATGAGGACATGGTTCCTCAATCAAGGGAACAAAAAGAGGCACTCGTACAAGGGCAATCCAATCGAGGCGAACCAGTATCTACGGAAATGGCCGCTCAGGAACCCGCACAATTTGAAGACGAACCTCAAAGGAGAGAATAATGGAAAACTCATTCGAGTCGGTTTCGGCCGCCACTGAGGAGATGAATGCTCCCAGTACAGAACAATCTGGCTTTTCGTTTGACGACGTGGAAGCCCTTACAGAAACTAAATCTAACGAAGAAGCAATGCAAGAAGCAAAAGCAGAAGTAGAAAACGTTCCTGTAAAAGACAAGCAAGTAGAAGAAAAACAAGTATCCGGGCAAAAAAGCGACCACAAGGTAAGCAAAGAGGCGGCAGAAAATGTTGAAAAAGAAGCACTTGAAGAAGTACTTGCTGAAAATCAGAACATTGATGTTAAGATGTTTACTGGAAAGGCTGGCGATGAAGAGCTTAAAATTGCAGCTAATGCGCTCTTTAAACATAAAGTAGATGGAGAAGAAGTTGATGTCTCCATGGAAGATTTATTAAATAATT